CCGATAATCGTATTTTAAAAGAAAAATTAGAAGAAAAACTTAATTTTTTAGACAATTCTATTCAATTACTAAATGAATCTTTCTTTTCTTCAGATGATTATAGAATAAAATTCACAATGTTGAAAAAGAAAATAGATCGCGCAAACTTACTGCTTGACAATTATTCCGAAAACTTCGGATATACAAATGAAATAACACATATAAAAGAAGCATTCGAACAGATTCAATACACCATAAGTAATCATATAGAAAATAAAAAATCCTTGCTTAGTATATTACCTGATTTAGAAATTCCAAAAGATCAAATTCAAAGACATATTGATGAAATATTTAAAATCTTATTTAAAAGTTGCAAATAATTTATATAATTGCAACTTTTTTTGTTATTGTTACGCCTATCGGTAACATTATGTTCTATTATTTATATGTAAAGGAGTGAATAGAATGTTACCGAGTAAAATTCAAAGTGCCCTTTCCTACTGTGAAGGGAAAAATGTTTATGAAATTATGGAGGATAACAATATAGAATTGCTATCTATCCCCTTAGAAAGTGCTTATGGTGTTATTTTAATCAATGATGATAAATCTATTATCATTATTGATAAAGCTTTACCTTGGCAATGTAAGGAATTTGTCTTATGGCATGAAATTGGCCACTTCTTATTAGACCATAAAAACGGAGAGTTTCATTTTCTTAAAAATTCTAAAGGAGAAAGGGACATCAATGTATTTGCTTGCCTTATGCTTGGCGGAAATATGCAGGAATGGACTTATAGAGGCGTTCCAATCGAAATTGCTGTAAATGTATATGATTATCTCTCACAAAATGTGTACGTCAAAGAGCTGCTATCTGATGTATATTTTTTAAAGAGGTGATGATATGCAAAAGAAAAGAAAAACTTATCGTAGAGGGAATGGAGAAGGAACAGTTTACAATCTAGGAAAAGGAAGAAGTAAGCCTTGGGTTGCTAAAGTATTTGTGCAAAATGAATTAGCTGAGACTAAAAGAGGTATGCGGCAGGTATATAAAACCATTGGATATTATTTTACAAAGCAAGAAGCTCAAATGGCACTTTTGGAATATAACAAGAATCCTGATGATATTAATTTTGCTAAACAAGTAGAGAATAAAACCTTCAATGATGTTTTTGAAGAATGGTTTGATATGTTACCAAAGGATATAAGCGAAAATACAGTCAAAGGCCATCTGTTCGCATACCAGCATTGCAAAAAAATAGTAAATAGGAAAATCAAAAGTTTGCGCACTATCGATTTTCAAAACGTCATAAATGATTGTAGTCTGTCTGATAGTTCGAAAATTAAGATTAAATCCCTCATGGTTTCCGTTTGCAAGTACGCAGAAATGAACGATTATATCAATAAAAATTACGCTTCATTTTTGCCTGCTATCAATGAAAAGCAATCCGACCTACATCAACCTTTTACTAAAGAAGAATTAAGGATATTATGGGAACATAAAGATATGCCTTATGTAGACACGATCCTCATTATGATCTATACCGGTTTCAGAATCAACGAATTGTTAGAAATGGAAAATTGCAAAAATATCGATATTGAAAATAAAACGATGAAGGGCGGTTTTAAAACTAATGCCGGAAAAGACCGCATCGTGCCAATACATTCTTCTATAATACCTCTTGTAATGAATCATTATGATCCTGCACAAAAATATTTCATAAGAAACAAGAGAAACGGATCACGTATGAAATATCAAAATTATCGGAATAACTATTTTGATAAAATTATGATAAAACTAAAAATGGAGCACCTCCCTCATGATTGTAGGCACACGTTTGCAACCTTATTGAATGATGCTGAGGCAAACAGCACCAGTATCATGAAATTAATTGGGCATTCCTCTTTCGATATAACCGAGAAAATATACACTCACAAAGATATAGAAGAATTACGAAAAGCTATTGAATTAATCTGATTTGTGAGAGTTTTGCGAGAGATAAGCTTATTTTTAATCCGTTTTATTCAAAGAAAAACACGAAAACTGCCTATTATTAAGCTTATAAAATTATTGGTAGTAGAATTCTACAACCGTTAATAGTTGAAGAAAAAGCCTTATTTAAGGGCTTTTTTCTTTTTATACTTTTACATTTGTGAGAGTTTTGTGAGTGATAAGACTTATTTTATTTATACATTCATCATAATCCCATCATTACGATAACTGTCATTTCCTTTTCTATCTCATACCAATAAAAAAACCAGCGTTACTGGTTTTTTTAAGCCTTCCTTTGACCGATAAAAGAAACATGCTCCGCAATGATATCTATGCTTCGATGCATATTGCCATCATTCCCCTCAAAGCTTCGAGACTGTAATCTTCCCTTAATTGCAACATAATCACCAAGTCGAGCAACACTAGCCGTTGTTTCCGCTATTCCTCTCCATAACGTGCAGGATAATTCGTCTTGTTCATAGACCCCCTCATTATTCATAAAAGGCCTGGACACTTTCAACACCATATTAGCATATTTATTCCCGTTTACAGTTTCTTTTACCACGGGAAGCTCTGCAATTTCACCGACAAAAGCAACAACATTCATAGGAACCTCCTTTCCGGTGATGTCAAGCTACCGCATAAGCATCACTCCTTACACTTGCTATTATGCCTTAGAACAATGAAATCTTCAAATAACTGTATTTGTCATCTTCAATATCACAATTAAAAATATATACAAAAAAAGAATGAAAACCATTCTTTTTTTGTATAATATGACAAATACATAAAATAGTACTATGAATTTTCTGGTTCTATTACGACATACGCCATATCTGCATTTTTCAGCATCTCTCTTGCCTGTTCAAAATCTTCTTCACAAATATGATCGATACACTCCAATGCATCAAACATATCCAATCCTTCAAAATAATTACGAATATACGTAATGGCGATATCATCAAAGCTATTTAAGCTTCGAAGCGATTGTCCGAAATAACGACGCTTTAAACGCTCTACCATTTCTTTATCCACTGCTTCCTGCTGCATACGCTTCCATGTTTTCGCAACAATATCTTTAAAACGCATTTCATCATTGCTTTCTCCATAAAACATAATCAGTCCATGATCTTCACCAAAGTCTACTTCACTGCCAATATAATCATTGATAATGCCTCCATCAATCCATGCTTGAAACTCCGGATTTAATGAAGAAAAATAAGCATCTAGCATGATTTTAAAGCACCATTCCATTCGATTACGCATACTAGAATCTTTCAAACCTGTTAATTTATAAGCAATCGCTTGTTTTTTTATAGATATGTCCATTGCAAAGCGATATTCCTTACGTGCAACCTCATGGGGCTCTACAACTTCTTTTCGATATAACCGAGGTTGGTTTGAAAACTCTTTTTTATCTTGATTTTCACGAATAAGCTGCATCACTGCTTCCACATCAAAATCACCAATACCAAACAACACCATGTTACTTGGGTGATAATTACGGCAGTAGCATTGTTGTAGTTCTTCAAGTGTCGTAGCACAGACACTTTCCGCATCTCCACCTATATCATATTTTAACGGGTGATTTTGGAATAGCGAAGAAAAAGTTTCCATCAAAAGACGATTATCCGGCATTTGTTGATACATATTCAGTTCTTGTACGATAATCCCTTTTTCTTTTTCTACACTTTCTTTAGAAATTTGTAACGTCTGTACAAAATTCATCAACAATTCCAATGGCTTTTTGATGTCGTTGCTTGTGGAAAAATAATATGCTGTTTCATTGTAAGAAGTAAAGGCATTGACATTCGCACCCATACGGGAAAACAGTTCCATAACATCTTGTTCTCCCATTTCAAACATTTTATGCTCCAAAAAATGAGCAATTCCCGCATGATAGCAATAGTGCTTTCCGGCTTCATCAACCTGTTCAAGATCCATTGCTCCAAGTGGTGTGGACATCATAAATAAGCTTTTCGCATAATCTTCTTTCTTCCATAAAACCACATGCAAGCCATTGCTTAAGGTTTCACTATAATAGCTTTCTTGATACTTTTCATTGATATGTTTTTCCAT